TCACCGTCCTTTGCACGCGCGGGCTTGATCGCGCATGACACTGTAGTCGCCGAGCATCTCGGCGATGGAAGACCGCTCCGGTAGCAGAACCAGTTCTTCGGTCGTGCGCGCCTGGAACTCGCGGCTATACTCCACCACGGGCGGACAGACGGTGACGATGCGCGGCTCAGAATCGACCGTCGCGCAGCCGGTCACCAAGTTCGTCGCGAGACCGAGGACGGCGAGCCGCGGCCCCAGCATCTGACGTTGGACGTCATTGACTTCCTCCGAAGTTTCGAGGCGTTCGGCGAGGCGGCCGACGCGCTCACCGGTGCGGCGGATCGACAGCAGGAACAGGACGATGGCGAGAGCAACAGCGCTGAAGCGCAGGGCGGCTCGCCGGTGCGGCGGATCGACAGCAGGAACAGGACGATGGCGAGAGCAACAGCGCTGAAGCGCAGGGCGGCTCGCGCCAACGGGCTAGCGGCGATCCCGGTGAACAGAGCGGCGATCATCGACGCCCCCGCTTCCAGTCGTCGATGCGGGCGTAGATGGCGACCGCGATGCCGGCGAGCGCCACGGCGATGAACACCCAGCGCAGCGTGTCGAGATAGGGCACGAGCGGCAGGATGGCGGACTGCGTCTCGGCCAGGACGTTCTGCGCCACCTCGACGCCAGCGGCACCCAGCGTTGCCACGCCGGCGGCGCCACTGCCCTTTATCGTACGGCTGTCTGCCAGGACCTCCCGCGCGGGCGGCGTTTCCGCCGCAAACGCCGTCGCCCGTACCGGGAAACGCTCGCCCCATTGCCGAGCCGGGCCGAGATCGATGTGCATGAAGCCCGAGCGCGGATAGTAGCCAAAGCCGAGAAAGCCGACGGCTCGGGCGGCGGCCTCGAAAGCCACCGGATCGTGGTTCGCCATGGCAATGTCAAAGGCCGTGCCGTCCATGTGCTTGGAGCGCGGCGCGCCGCCGACGGCCCAGTTGTGCGCCGGACTGCGGTAGGCCGAACGGACGATGAGCGGCTTGCCAAGCCGATCGCGCAACGCCTGGAGCTTGTCGAGCGCTTCCTCGTTTATCCGCAGGGAGCCGCTGCCCCGGCAGGCGATCTCAGCGGGGGAAAAATCCTTCCAGCGCCACGAGCGCTCGGGCACGTCGCGCCAGTGCTTGTAGAAGGTTGTGGTCATGAGTGATCTCCAGGCACAAAAAAGGCCCGCTCCTCGGTGAGGGCGGGCGATGGGACTTTCGGACGTGGCCGAGGCTTATGGCGACGGACCGAAAATCTTGAGCTTGATGGCGATGCCCGCCATGAGGGCGAGCAGGATGCCGGTGGTGATGATGCGGACGGTGGTCTGCACGGCGGTGCGTTTGGCCAGCCGAAACCCGGCGAGCAGCGATCGGAGGTCACGGATGTCCTCCGCGGCGTCCGTTCCGAGCCCGACCTCTTGCAGGGCGCGTCGCGCGCCTGTTTCGGCTGCGCGTGCCAGCAGCGCCTCGAACTCGGTCTCGGACATGCGGAACTGCTCGTTCGCTTGCGGCGGCGTCATAGCGGTTCTCCCGGAGAGTCTGGTTTTGGCTCGCGGCTTTGCCGGTGGCCGCTCAGGTCGCCACGCCGGACTCGCACAGCAGGGTGATGAAGCGGCGGCGGCGTTCCATGTCGGCGGCGGTGCGAATGTTGTAGACGGTGCCTGAACGTGTCTCGATCAGCCGCCAAGTGGGAGTGATGGTGGCAGTCTCGGTATCGAAACGCACGATTATCAGCGCCGGCTGAACGCTTTGCAGGCGTGCGGCAATGACGGTCTCGCCGCCCTTGGAGGGCAGGATGCAGGCGTCGCGCTCGAACTGTGGCACCCACATGCCGACCGTGTTTCCATAGCCATCATCGATCTCCTCGCGCTTTTCGAGGCGGACGCGGTCGCGCAGGGCATTGGCGGTGATCCGGGCCATCAGATCAGGCTTTTGCGGTAGGGTGCGATCAGGGCATGGACGGTGCGGTCGATGGCAACATCGATGCTGGTGTCGGCGCCATCGAACAGGCGCTGGACGATGAGCAGGATGGCCTGACGGATGGGCTCCGGCACGTCGGCCGCCGCGCCATAGCCGGCGGTGAAGATGATCGAGACGGCATCCGCGCGACGGAAGGTGGCCGGCCAGGATTGCCCCGGTCGCAGGGCGACATGGGCACCGCGCGCGTCGGCAAACAGATCGTAGACGCCTGCGTCCAATGTCTGCACCACATTGCCGGTATCGAAGTAGCTGATGCTGACGATCGCGGTGACCGGCGCCAGCGGCAATGGCAGGTGATCGGCAAAGCGGCCGAACTCCTGTCGCCAGGTTTGGGTAATCAGCGCCCGCCCGAGAATGCCGGACCAGCCGTCGAGATATGCCGTCGCCGCCTTGATCTGAGCGGTGATCAGATCGTCCTGGTCATCATGATCAACACGCAGATGGGCCTTGGCTTCGCTGAGCGACACCGGCATGGTCGCGGGCGCAACCGTGCGGACGGGAGCGAGCATGGCTGTATTCCTACAGGTTGATGAACGGGGGCGGCCAGAATCTCGGCGCTGCCGACTGTCTGGCCGCTCTGACCGATCAGACGACCGGCGCGTCGTGAGGATGGCCAAGCGCAAAGACGGCGCCGGCAGCGATCGACGTGCCGGAGGTCTTGGTGATGACGGCGCGGATGTAGCGCTTCGTGCCCTTGTAGCCCTGCTTGCAGACCGTGTCGGCTTCGAGCGCTGCCGGTAGAGTGCCCAGGAGGTCGGCTGCGGCAACGTCGGTGAAGTCGCCGTCGGCCGTGGTGTCGGCATGCTGCAGCTTCACGTCGAACACGCCGTCGCCGGCAATCGCGCCGGTGGTGATGATCAGCGTTGCCGCGTTGTAGCCCTGCAGATCGGCATGGCTGCCCTTGGTGGTGGCCGTGACCACGGCCGGAACCAGAGACGCAACCAGGCTGAGGCCGGAGATACCGTCCTTCATGACAGGAGTCCTTTCGATGAATGGGAATTGTGAAGAGACGGGCGGCCGGAGCCGCCCGTCATGTGGATCAGGTGCTGATCTTCAACAGCTTCAGGGCTTCAAAGTTGACGATGCCGCCGCCGACCCGCTTGGTGGTGTAGAACAACACGTTCGGCTTGGCGGTGTAGGGATCGCGCAGGACGCGGATGCCGATGCGGTCGACGATCAGATAGGCGCGGCCGAAGTCGCCGAAGGCGACGGGAAAGGCATTGGCCGCCACCGCCGGCATATTGTCGTCGGTATGGACCGGCTTGCCGAGGATGGTGGCCACCTGGGCAGGCCCGGAGGGTGGCGCCCAGACATAGGCGCCTTCGGCGTCCTTGAACTTGCGCACCGTGTTCATGGTCGCATCCGACATCAGCCAGGAGGCCCCGTTCCGGTAGCCGGATTTCAGGGCATAGTAGAGGTCGATCAGGCAATCGGCAGGATTGGCCGAGGCGGTCGCCGCAACAAAGCCGTCAGCCTTGCCTGAAGCGACGAAGCCGATCTTGCCCCAGGCATGGGAGGCATTGGCCACCGTGTCATAGGCAAGGATGCCGCGCGGCTTGTTGATGCCGTCGCCATGGGCAAAGGCAGCACCCTCCTGTTCGGCGAACTCGATCGCCACTTCCTCGGCCAGCCATGCGGCAAGATCGATGCGCGCATCGTCGAGCGAGGTCTGCGTGGCACCGGGCATGGCGTAGATCTCGCCGGTATTGATGGCGATCTCACGCAAGGTCGGCGTGGCCGTGCCAGGACGATCCTGTTCCTCGCCAACCCAGCCCGATGTCGCCCCGCCCATATTGACCAGCTTCTTGTAGGTACTGGTCGAGATCGAGATGGTGCGGGCGAGCGAGCGGATGGTGGAGACGGTGCCGAGCACCCGGTCGATCCCGGCCTCGGTCTCTTCCGGCACCAGATAACCGCCGTCGGGATCGGACTGGGTGGTCAGCTTGGCCTTGACCTCGAGATCACGCAGGCCGGCATCGACACCGCGCCGGAAGAAGCGGTCGAAGGCCAGGGCATGTTCGGCCTTGTCGGGGTCAGCCGGGCCACCCACCCCGCCGACCTTGAGCGCTGCCAGCGCGGCATTGGTCTCGTCGAGGGCCTTTTGCAGGGCGGTGATCTCGGCATTGATGCGGTCGACCTTTTCGGTCTGGACCACATCGGCCATGCCGGCCCGGATGTCGGCGAGTTCCTTGTCGCGCTCGACCTTGAAGTCCTCGAAGGTCTTCTGCAGTTCGGCCAGGATTTTGGTGGCATTGCCGGAATCGGCGCGCACGCCGACGATCCCGCGCGCACGCGGGGTGAGTTCGATACCCATCTCGGGTCTCCTATGATCTGATGGTGTCGATCAGCCGCTGCAGGGCGGCGGCATTCAGTTCGGGATTGTCGCCTGCATCGCGCGCGGCGGAAGGCTGGCCTGCATCACGCGTGGCCGAGCCGATCAACTCCGAGAGCATCTCGGAGCGCATGGTGCGGGTGAAGCCGGCCTTCGCGAGCGCGGCCTCGGTTTGCCGGCGTGCCATCAACCGCCGGTCTGTGCTTTTGGCATCGCCGGAAGGCGCTGCAACGCCATCGTCGACGGCATCGGCAAAGCCATATTCGACGGCCTGCGCTGCCGTCATGAAGGTCTCGGCATCCATCAGCCGTTCGATGCCGACGCGATCCATGCCGGTGCGGGCCTCGTAGATGTCGGCAAGTGCCGCATCGAACTGCTCGAACAGGCTGGCGGCCTCGCGCAGGTCATGGCGGTTGCCGATGACCAGACCCCAGGCATTGTGCACCATCATGAACGAGCCGAGCCCCATGCGGATCACATCGCCGGCCATGGCGATGATGGACGCGGCCGACGCTGCCCAGCCCAGCACCTCGACGGTCACCTTTGCCGGGTGCGTACGCAGTAAATTGTAGATGGCGATGCCCTCGAACATGTCGCCGCCGGGCGAGTTGATGCGCACGATGACGTCGCGATTGCCGATCGAACGGAGCGCCGCCGAGATGCGCTTTGCCGTGACGCCGCCGCCTGTCCAGCCATCCTCGCCGATGACGTCGAAGATGGAGATGGTGGCGTCGGCATCGGGCGCAGCGGCAAAAGGGTGCTCTGCCCATTTCGCCAGCACGTCGCTCGGCGCATCCCACTGGTAGTTTTGCGGGCGAGCCATTGTGGGCGCGTTGGGAAGGCTGCGCAGGCTCATCAGAACTCCTCCAGGAGCTGGAACAGATAACCGCCGAGCGTGACGCCACCGATGAAGATGCCGAACTCGAAGGCAGGGCTGATGGCGGCCAGCCCGACAACCGCCATGACGATCAGCGTCGAGGCCAGTTTCAACGTGTTCAGAAGGGTCATCTGTTTATTCCTTGTCGTTACGGGGCGTCGGTTTCGTCATCGCGCCGGCCACCAGTCTTTCGATCGCCAGGGTTGCCACTGGCAGCGACCACGCGATCGCCATCGCTGCCGTTACCAGACTCCTGGCGATCTCGTTGTTCCCCCGCCGGCGCTCCCGCCGTGTTCGGCGGCGGATAGAAGACGTCGCCGCCGTCGCGCGGGTTCTGGTCTTCGAGCGCGCGGATTTCATTCGGGCTGTAGACGCCCCATTGCAGGCCTTTGACGTAAGCCTCCCAGCGCGCCTTGATGTCGCCCTTGACCAGCGCCGCCCGGTTGAAGCGCGCGTAGAGATCGTCTTCCGCGCCGATCAGGTCGCGGTTGATCGCCTCTTCCCACATGGTCAGATGGTCCTCGAGCGTCCAAGCGACGAAGCCGATCGATTGCTGCTCGATACCCGTGCCCCAGCTGGTCGACTTTTCCGTATCGCCGATCATGTGCGGCGGCACGCCGAAGAACATGGCGATGTCGGTGCGGCTGAACTCGCGGCTCTCGATCCACTGCGCATCCTCGGCCGTCATGGCGATGCGGGCATAGTCCATGCCCTCTTCGAGGATCAGGTTCTTTCCCTCCTGCTCGCCGCCGGAGCGGAACTCTTCGAGCCCGGCCTTGAGATTGGCGACCGCCTCGGGCCCGAGCTTGTTCGGATGTTTCAATACGCCGCTGACGCGGGCGCCATTACGGAAGGTGGTTGCACCATGGTCTTCCATGGCCAGCGACAGCCCGATGGTCTCGCGGGCGTAGGCAATCGCCGACACGCCATGCACGCCATCCAGCGTCAGCCCGACCAGATGGAACACCTCATCCTGGCGGAGCCGGATGCGCCGTCCGTCCTGGCGGGTGTAGATATATTCCAGCGCCAGATCGTCCGTCTGCCTGACCTCGACCCGGTCGGGATGCAGCGGGATCAGTTCCTGCACCAGTCCGCGTGACCGCACGATCATGGCGTAGGCATTGCCGCGCAAAAGCAGATGCGCCTGCAGCATGCGGCGGAACTGCGACGGCGTCTGCCAGCGGTTCGGCCGTCGTCGCAGTACCGTCCAGATCGGCGTGTCGGAGGCGTCTTCGCGGGTGCGCTCATCCACCCGGCGCTTGATGTGCAGCGGCAATGTCGCCACAGCACCCGAGATGATGCGCACACAGGCATAGACGGCCGCCACCCGCATGGCGCTGTCGGGCGTCACCGCAGCCCCCGAGGCGGTCACCGTTCCCGAGCGCAGCGCCTCTTCCAGCTGCTGCGCCGTGGTGATGACGATCCCGCCACCCGCATCCTGGAACGACGCGCGCGGAGATGCGGCCGGCGGTTTTGCGCCGCCGAACCAGTTCGACCAGAATGCCATTGGGTTCTTTCGTCAGCTCCTTACAGCATCAGGATGCCGCGGGTCTCATAGACCGAGCGGCCGGCATTGACGTCGCGGGCCAGCGCCCGCCCGAGAGCGTTGCAGATGGCGACAATGCCGTCGATGCGCTCTCTGGAGCGTTCCTTGTCCGGTTTGATGTTGCCGGCCGGATCATGGCGCACGGCAACATTGGAGGCGTTCCAGCGCAGCACCGGATGGCCGCCATGCCAGAGCGAGCGCGACACCGACAGCCGCTCCAGTTCCGCCGTCGGAGCGGCCATGCTCAAGAAGCCTTGCCCGAACTGCACCAGGTTCAAGCCTTCATCCTGCAGATGCTGGACGATCTCACCGGCAAAGGTGCGGTCATAGGAAAGCTCACGCAGGTCATAACGGGAGGCGAGATCCAGAATCTCGGCCTCGATGAAGGCAAAGTCGGTGGCGTTGCCGGGCGTAGCGGTCAGGAACCCCTGGTCACGCCAGACGTCATAGGGCACGCGGTCGCGCCGCACACGGCGGACTATGTCGTCCTCGGGAATCCAGAAGCGGCAGGTGACGATCCATTTGTCGGCAAGCTTTCCAAGCGCCTCATCCAGTGTCGGCGGGAAGACCAGCACGAAGGCTGACAGATCATTGACCCGGGCAAGGTCGAGCCCGCCAAAACATTCGCGGCCGAGCAGCTTGTTTTCCATCTCCTCCAGCTCGTGCTTGACGATGCGCCAGTCGGTGGCAGCTGGCAGTCCGCCTTCCTCCCACACGCTCATGTCGAGCCAGCGGGTGACCTGCTCGGTCCATTCGTTGAGGCGCAGCCGGCGGATCGCATTCTGCTGCGCCGGCATTTCCCTGGCCTCGTCAATCTGCCGCTTCAGGTCATCCACCTTGACGGTGACGCCAAGGCTCGGATTGGCCTTCACCCAGACCTTTTCGTCGGTCCAGTCGTCGCCCTCATCGATGGTGGCGATATAGGCAAACCAGCTGTCCGACGACTCCATCGGCACCGTGCCTTCCAGCGCCTTCACCGAGAACTCGTGATGCTGGCGGCAGACCGAATGGCGATCATAGCCGGCCGTCGTGATCTCGAAGATCAGCGGCTGGCGCCGCGCACCGGTGGCGGTGTTCAGCTTCTGGATGATCTCCGGTCCCGGATGTTCGTGCACTTCATCGACTGCCGCAAAATGGATGTTCAGCCCGTCCATCTTGCTGGCGTCCGCCGACAGCGGCCTGAACCAGGACGAGGTCGGCAGCACGGCCAGATTGTTCACCGTGCGTGTGATCCTCGATTGCAGCGCCGAACTCGCTGCCACCATGCGCTCGGCCTCGCCAAAGACGATCCTGGCCTGATCGCGCGTCGTTGCCGCCGAATACACATGCGCACCGGGCTCGCCATCGGCGATCAGCGCATAGAGCGCCGTGCCGGCCAGAAGCACCGACTTGCCGTTCTTCCTTGCTACTTCGACATAGGCGGTGCGAAACCGGCGCAAACCGTCCTTGCGCTTCCAGCCATAAAGCGAGCCGACGACGAACTGCTGCCAGCCCTGAAGCACGAAGGGCTCGCCCGCCCATTCGCCGGTCGAATGGCGCAGATGGCCGAAGAAGTCGATCGCATGCCGTGCCGCAGCGCCATCCCAGACCAGGCCGCGTTTTACCCCCACCTTCAGGTCCGCGAGGTGCCGCTCGCAGGCCAGACGCACGAGCCGGCCGGCGACGATCTTCCCGCTGACAACTGCGCGCGCGTAGGCCGTGACCGGGCAGGATGGAGCCTTCTTGCCGCCATCACCCCGTTCGCGCGAAGCACGGGAACTAGGCTTTGCGGCCACGGTTCAGGAACTCCTCGAACGGATCGCTCGTCTCGGCGGGTTCCGCCATACGGATGCGCGAGCGGCTGGACGGCGTCAGTCCGAATTCGCTCTCGATCTGCGCCATCTGCGCCAGGCACTTGTTGGCCACAGCCAGGAACGGGTTCTGGATGATGTTGTCATTCGACGTCTTCACCACAGGGCCACGGCGCTTCACTTCCTGCTCCGCCTCCAGCCAGCGCCGCCAGATGACGACGTAGCGGGCGAGTGCGCCGGCATCCAGTTCCGTCATGACACCGTGGCGGGCAAGCAGTTCCGCCATTTCGGTGAACTTCAGCTTGGCGGCTTCATCGAGATGGTCAGGCGGTTCGGGTGTCGCCACCACCGGCTTCGGCTCGGCCTTGTTCAGGCGGTGCGGACGGGCCGTGCCCTTCACCAGCTTCAGATGTGTCGGCAGCGGCTTGCGTCCCGCCATGTCAAAAACTCCCTGCGCCAGCGTTGCAGCGGCGCCGGCGTCAAAAACAGCAACAAAATGATCGTCTTATCCGGTTGATGATCTCGTCGTTCAGAGCATGACTGTGATTGCCAGGATGAAGGAAACAGCCATGACGAACAGCAACCAGTCCAAGACCCGAGCCACAGCCATCGACGCCTTCCTCGCCGCGAAGTTCGAGATCGACGCCATGCTCGAACGCCTGTCGGCGCTCAGCGCGGAGCATTTCGACACCGACCCCGACGAGATCGACTGGGGCCATGTCGGCACGCTCGAGCACTACCGCAACAAGCTGCGCGAGATCACCGACATGGCGTTCCGCGAAGGCGAATATGCCGAGTAGCGCCAACCTCTCCGAAGCCTGCCCGCCGCAAGGCGGGCTTGGGGTCGTAGAAGGGCCGCGATGGGCGCGGCCCCGATCAAGGAGACGACCCCATGACCCAGATTCAGCTTTCCGACGCCCAAGCCGTCATCCTGTCCACCGCCTGCGCGCGCGAGAACGGGGCAGTGTTCCCCGTCACCGCCAGCCTCAAGGGCGGCGCTGTCGGCAACGTCTGCAAGAGCCTCCTGAAGCAGGGGCTGATCGAGGAAATCGCCGCCACGGACCTCGACACGGTCTGGCGGCACGACGAAGAACGCGGCCCGATCACGCTGCGCGCCACTCCGCTGGCCTACAGCACCCTCGGGATCACGGACGAGCAGACCGACACCCCGCAGGCTGAACCGCTGACCGCCCCGGTCCAGCGCCGGAAGGGCACCAAGCAGGCAACGTTGATCGCCATGCTGCAGGCGCCCGACGGCGCGACCATCGAAGAGATCATGGCCGCGACCGGCTGGCAGTCGCACACGGTGCGCGGTGCAATGGCCGGTGCGCTGAAGAAGAAGCTTGGTCTCGAGGTCAGTTCCGAGAAGGTCGAAGGACGTGGGCGGGTCTACCGGTTGCCCGCAGCCTGACGCCGCAGCTCTCATCCTGTCACGGCCGTCGCCCCTTCGGGGCGGCGGTTGCCTCGTTGGCACGCCGCATCCGGATGGCCTCGAACACCCGCCGCAATGTAAAACTGCGCGCGATCGACACCACGGTGAAGATCGCGCCCATGGCCATGTTGTCAGCCAGCGTGGTGGACAATCCGAACAGTGGGAACACCAGCATCTGCGTCACCACGGCAATGCCATAGCCGACGGCGACATTGGCGAAAGCCTCCACCAGAGACATGGTGCGGGATTGCTTCATGCCGCTGCCGCATCCCTGGTCGCGGTCCCGGCATCAGGCACTCGATCGGCGGCGATCTCATCAAAACGGCGGCCGTCGCCATCGAGCGTGGCCGCCTTGCCGGTGAATGCCTGCCAGCGCTTGACGACCACATCGCAGAAGGCCTCCGACAGTTCGAGGCCATACACGCGGCGGCCGGTCTTCTCGCCGGCGATCAGCTGTGAGCCCGAACCGGAGAACGGCTCGTAGCAGATGTCGCCCGGTCTTGTGTGCAGCTGCATCGGCAGCGTGAACACGCGCACCGGCTTCGAAGTCGGATGCTCGCGGGTTTCGATCTCCGAGGATGGGATGTTCCACACCGTGGTCGGCCAGCTCTCGAACCCCTCGCGGTTGATGCGGGGCTTCTTGCCGCGACGCCATCCGAACAGGCAGGGCTCATGCGCCCACAGCATCACCGAGCGCGTCAGCACCGGGCGCGATTTGGCCCAAATGATCTGCTGGTGATGCAGCACATCGAACTGATCCCAGACCGTTTCCAGCATGCGTTGGCGGCGCGAGGCGTGCCAGCAATACCATGCCACATCCTCGGCAATGGCATGCTCGATCGCCACCCGGCAGAAGGCTTCATAAAACTCTGGCCCCTGGCTGGAATCATCCCAGTGGGGCTGTTCGATATAATCTTCAGACCAATCCTTGTTGGCGATCTTCTTCGCCCGCTTTGACGCGTTCTTCTTGGTCGGATGATTGGTGCCGTCATAGTCGACCAGGTAAGGTGGGTCGGTGGCAAACAGCGCCGCCCGCTCGCCGTTCATCAAGCGCGTGACATCTGCTGGAGCGGTACTGTCACCGCACAGCAAGCGATGATTGCCAAGCAACCAGAGATCGCCGCGCCGGCTCACCGGCGTTACCGGGACTTCCGGAATGGCGTCATCCTCGGTCAGCCCATCCTGTTCGTCGCGATTGCCGTAAAGCAGGTTCTGCAACTCGTCGTCGCCGAAGCCGGTGAGGCCAAGGTCAAAGCCTGCCTCCTGCAGATCGGAGAGCTCGATGCCGAGCAATTCTTCATCCCATCCGGCATTCATGGCGATGCGGTTGTCAGCAAGCACCAGTGCCCGACGCTGCGTTTCCGAAAGGCCCGATAGGACGATGGCAGGTACTGTCTCCATGCCGAGTTTGCGTGCCGCAAGCACGCGACCATGGCCGGCAATCAAGGTGCCATCCTCGGCAATCAACACCGGGTTGGTAAAGCCGAATTCGCGGATCGAGCCGGCAATCTCGGCAACCTGCGCTTCCGAATGTGTGCGGGCATTGCGCGCATAGGGCACCAGATCATCGAGGCGACGATATTCGACGGTCAACTGACGCTCACCGCCATCAACACCGATATGCGCAGTTTCAGCGATTGCCATTTTCTGTATCCAATGAAATCAACATCCTGGTTGCGCACCCCCCCCCCATTGCCATTTTGGCCGCGGATGCGCTGTTGGTGGCGCGCGGTCCTGGGAGCGAACTCTCCAGAGATTTGACCTCCCCGGGGGAGGGCTTGGGCTCACGAGCGGCGGCGCGCATTGCCGAAGCCGCCGTCGCTGCCGGCCGTCTTCCGGCCGTGGCACGACGCGCACAGCGCCTGCCAGCGGCTGCGGTCCCAGAACACCGTCTCATCACCGCCATGCGGATCGATATGGTCGACGACGCTGGCCGGTTGGATCAGATCATGGCGCGCGCATTCCACGCACAGCGGATGATCGTGCAGGAACGCGGCGCGTTCCGTTCGCCAGCGCTTCGAGCGGTAGAGCGCACGCGCCACCGGATTGCGCCAGCTTGCGTAATCACGATCGCGCTCGCGCTTCTCGCGCCGGCCAACCGGGCGATGGATCGGAGGGCGGACGGGCATGATGCTGGTCTCGATGATGGCGAGGATGGCAATGGCGACGACACCGGAAACGACAACGCCCGCGAGGGTTCGTTTCCGTCGCGGGCGCGCCTCTCCCGAGCATAGCCAGAAACATATCTGATTTGCCCCCATCTGTTGCATGGAAAAGTGTTGCAACACATTGGAGTCACTGCGCATTGAGCCGCGCCGCAATCTTGGTGAGGGCGAGCTGCCAGCGTCGCCACGCCGTAGTGCGATCGCAGCCATGCTCATGGCTGATCACCTTCCAAGGCACGCGGGCCGCACGCGACCAGACCAGCTTGCGCTCCGCCTCCTCGATCCAGAGCACCCAGTCGAACGTCTGCTCGAGCCGCGTGATGGCGGCGGCCGACGGCCGGATATGCATCGGCTCGGGTTCCATGAAGGCAATCTCGCGACTCGTCCGCACGATCTCCGGCCAGGTGTTGAAATAGCCCTGCACCTTCACCGGCGGCAGCTTGCGCAGGGTGCGGAACGCCTCATCGAAATGATCGGCGACGCAGTCGGCGGTCCAGATGCGGTCAGCCATGGCGTGCCTCCACTTCCGTGGGGCGCGGGCCGTAGAGCTTCTCGCCCAACTGCCGGACCAGTTCGCGCTCGGGCCATGTCAGGCGGTCATCATCGGCAGAGACCGCGAGGACACCCTGTTCCTGCCAGCCCTCGCGCTTGACCTGCTCGGGATCCCGGCGTTCGCCGCCGTAGCCTTTAGGATACCACCTCATGCGACACCCCCGTTCGTCTCGATCGCCCAGAGGAGGATGGCGATGGCGTCGGCTTCATTGTCGTCCGCGGGCGAGAAGCCGCGGGCGCGAACGGCGGCCATGACGGCAGCCTTGTCGGCGTTGCCCTTGGCGGCGACGTGCCGCTTGATCGTGCCGACCGGGACGCCCTCGTACGGCACACCCCGCAGTTCAGCCCATGCGGTCAGCGTGGCCATGAGCCCGCCGTAGATGTGGCTCGCGTCGGTGCCGGCGTGGCGGCGGACCTCCTCGAACCAGATCGCCGCGATGGGTCCGGACAGCCGATCGATCTC